AGCCAGAGAGCTTAACAAGAACAGACTACCGTAAATACAATATAGACTTTAATAACAAAGTTCAAGAAGTTGATCGGAAGCAGGTTACTAAGTACCTTATATCTGAATATAGTAAAATGGGTATTAACACAATTTGCTTCTATCTTACTGAAACAACTCGAGATATTAACGACGCTATATACCAGATGAATGATTTTGGTTATGTCGATTGGGACGTTGTGGACGAACAGCGTAAGCTTATTCGACAAGCGTATCGCACGGATAAGCTTAAGCTATATAAGAATATGTGCGGATACAATCAGTATTTCTTGCTTAAGGCTGGTAACAAAGACCTAGATACGTCTGTTGAAAATCTAGAGATTGATCCTAATGCTTCAAAGGCTCAGATTAAAAAGGCCTTTTCGAAGTACTCCTCATCCAAGAAGCTTAACCGCTCATTGGCTACTAAGTTCGCTCAGGCTATTGCCTAAGTTACGATCTGTGACGAAATAGGGGGTTCTCAAAGGCCCCTATCTACGATATAATAGCACTATAAATTGATTAAGGGATACTATATTATGATGAACGAAACTGATCTACTGGCTGCTATCTCGGCTACATACCCTGACCGCAACAACCAAGAATTTACACCTAAAGAAATCCTATCAGTAGCTCGTAAGCTGGGCCTATCCGATGGTCAAGCCAAAAAATTCACAGAGTCTAATCCTCGCGTACGCTGGGGTGTGTACAAGCTGAATGGCTTGGTCGTTCCATTTGAAAAGAAAGAAGATAAAATTATGGCATCAGTAACGTCAATAATGAATGACGAAGTCTTTGTACCACAGAAGGATCAGTCCTTCGTATCTTGGGGTCACTTCAAAGACGTAGTTTCAGTTATCAAATCTACTATCTTCTATCCAATATACATTACCGGCTTATCTGGTAACGGTAAGACGATGATGGTAGAACAAGCGTGCGCTAAGCTTAACCGCGAATACGTACGTGTACAAATTACTCCAGAGACAGATGAAGACGACCTAATCGGTGGCTTTCGCTTGGTGAATGGTGAAACTGTGTTTAATAAAGGCCCAGTCATCAAAGCGATGGAAAAAGGAGCTATTCTCCTAATCGATGAAATAGATCGTGGGTCTAACAAGATCATGTGTCTACAAGGAGTACTCGAGGGTAAGCCTGTCCTCATTAAAAAGACGGGCGAAGTCATTAATCCATCAAATGGCTTTAACGTGATAGCAACAGCAAACACGAAAGGTAAAGGCTCCGAAGATGGCAGATTCATTGCTGCTACCATCATCGACGAAGCCTTCCTGGAACGTTTCACTATTACCCTCGAGCAACCTTATCCTTCATCGAACGTAGAGCGTAAGATTATTATTAATCATATGGAAAAGTTCAATTGTCTCGATGAAGCCTTTGCTGACAACTTAACGGTTTGGTCAGAAACCATACGTAAGACCTTCGCTGATGGCGGTGTTGATGAGATTATCTCCACACGTCGTCTATGTCATATCGTCCAAAGCTTCTCTATATTTGGCGATAAGCTGAAGGCAATCCAGCTTTGTGTATCTCGCTTCGATGAAGATACACGCGATGGATTTCTTGATCTCTACACAAAAGTGGATGCTGGACCAGCCCCAGAACAAAATAAATTCATCAATGATTCTGACTGGCTCGTAGATGATTCTATTGACAATATTATTGATAACCTTTAAAGGGGATTTGTTATGAAGCCAAACGATCAAGGGGGTATTAAGTATGATGGCGATAAGCCTGATTACTCCTTGGTACCATTCCAAGCTATGGACGAAGTTGTTAAGGTGTTAACCTATGGTGCTGCAAAGTACGATAGGTTCAACTGGGAAAAGGTCGAACCACGCCGATACCAAGCAGCTGCACTTCGTCATATATCAGCTTACATGCAGGGAGAAAAGATAGATCCAGAATCAGGGATTAATCATCTTGCTCATGCAGCTTGTTCTCTTCTATTCTTAACCGACTTTGATCTTAAGGAGGGGGTTTACAAAACACCCGAAATAGATTATAATAGTATAAGTATTTCAACAGAAGATACCGCAACCATCAACCTGGATAATGATTATAATGAAATTAAGTGAAGAAACCCTAAGCACTCTTAAGAACTTTGCTAGCATCAATGCTAACATCGTAATGAACCCAGGCAACGTCGTTAAGACTATGTCAGAAAGTAAAACTATTATGGGACAAGCTACTATCGCTGAATCTATCCCTAATCAGTTTGGCATATACGACCTAAACGAATTCCTGGGTGTAGTTAACATGTTCGATGATCCTACCCTAGAGTTCGATCCCAACATGAAATTTGTTAATGTTCGTGAAGGTAATAAGTCAGTTAAGTACTTCTTTTCTGATGCATCTATTCTCACAACCCCGACTAAAGATATCGTTATGCCTCCATGCGAAGTTAACTTTACTCTTACGTCATCTGACATGGCTAACATTCGTAAAGCCTCGTCTGCTCTTGGGGTAACAGATCTGGTAGTCTCGATAAAGCCTAACCAAGCCCCGATGCTTATTGTTACGGATACGGAAGATGCTACTTCTAATACCTACGAAGTTGCACTAACTGAATACTCTGCAGCTGGTGTAGACTGTCGCTTTGTATTCAATATCGGTAACTTCAAGTTTGTTAACGAAGACTATCAAGTGTCGATATCCTCGAAGCTTTTGTCTAACTTTAAGTCCCTCACTAGCTCTACCGAATATTGGGTAGCTCTAGAAAAGAAATCAACCTTTGGAGGTTAATATGTCAGAACAAGAAGACGGTCTGTCTATCGACGACCTAATGAACGTGCTAAGAATAATTAACACATCAACGGAACGCGGTGCCTTTAAGGCAAACGAATTATCTTTTGTAGGAAACGTCTATGACAAGTTCACAGGATTTATTAAACAAGCGCAAGCAGCAGAATCAGTTCCTGAAACAAATGAAACTAGCGAAGGTGATGCAGATGGTAGTGAATAATCCAGCGGATCGTACAAAGATCCTGAATGCAATTAAAGAATGGTCTAACTCGGCTACACGTGCTGAAGCAGAGAAAGACTTACAGAAGAACATTGTAGGCGATCTTTCTGACGAAGTTGGTATCGATAAGAAATACATAAACAAGCTGGCTGTTATGTACCATAAGCAAACCTTTGCACAATTCCAAAGTGAAGTTGAGGAGATCGAAGAGCTATACGAATCTGTTACTACCACAGCTTAAAAGCGATTTACTTATTTGTTATTATGTGATATAATGTACCTTTATTATGGAGTTGTGAAATATGTCTAATGATTTTCTCTGGGTAGAAAAGTATCGTCCTGCTAAAGTGGACGACTGTGTTCTACCTAAATCGCTTAAAGAAACCTTCTCGACACTAGTCTCTACCGGTAATCTGCCCAATATGCTATTCACCGGTACAGCTGGCGTCGGCAAGACCACAGTAGCTAAAGCCTTGTGCAAAGAGCTTGACCTTGACTACATCGTTGTTAATGGATCCGAAGAAGGTAACATTGATACGCTACGAAACAAGATCAAGCACTTTGCTTCTACTGTTTCTCTACAAGGCGGGTACAAAGTAGTTATCCTCGACGAGGCAGACTACCTAAACCCTCAATCTACTCAACCTGCTCTGCGCGGGTTCATCGAGGAATTCTCCAACAACTGTAGGTTTATTCTAACATGTAACTTCAAGAACAGAATCATCGAACCTCTGCACTCACGATGTTCTGTCTACGAGTTCGCTATTCCGAATGCAGAAAAGCCTGCTATTGCTGCTGGCTTCTTCAAACGCACTATAGATATTCTATGTTCAGAAGGTATAAGCTTTGATAAGCAAGTAGTCGCTAACATTATAGAGAAGTACTTTCCAGACTTCCGTAGAGTGCTTAACGAACTACAACGCTATTCCCTGTCTGGTACTATCGATGCTGGCATCCTGGTTAACCTATCAGAGGATAACGTAAAGATCTTAGTAGCTCATCTAAAAGATAAAGACTTTAAGGGTATGCGTAAATGGGTAGTGGACAACATTGATACCGAACCTGCTGCTATCTTCCGTAAGATCTATGACAATATGCTTACCTATATGAAGCCCCAATCAGTTCCTAACGCTGTACTTATTCTGGCCGACTACCAATATAAGAACGCGTTTGTAGCTGATCACGAGCTAAACATTGTAGCCTGCATGGTAGAACTTATGGCTAACGTGGAGTTTGTGTAGTGAATCCGTTCGATTATCTTAATAGCATTAACTCTACTAAGAAAGACATTATGGAGATAGAAAGCTCATATAACCCATATATGATCAACCGTGGATTGTCTTACTTCAACGATACTGTACTGTACGCTAATGAAATGAACCGTTATCACCACCTTGATAATAAGCTTCAATATCATTTTCTTATAAATAGTATTAGACCAAGAAAAAGGTTTTCGAAGTGGTTGAAGAAGTCCGACCCGGGCTCAGTAGATGTAGTTAAAGAATATTATGGTTATAGCAATGAAAAAGCCCGCCAGGTTCTTTATCTTTTATCTGCTGCTCAAATTAATGAATTGAAGCAGAGGCTATACAAAGGTGGAAAATAATAATAATATTAGTGAAGTAGTCGATGACTGGACACCAGGATCGATGCTCGAAGTAATACTAAATGAACCAGACGATTTCTTAAAGGTTCGTGAGACTTTAACCCGCATTGGTGTTGCATCTCGTAAAGATCGCAAATTGTATCAATCTTGCCATATACTACATAAGCAAGGTAGATACTTTATCACTCACTTTAAGGAGTTATTTCTGCTTGATTCTAAGCCGTCTAACCTTACAGTAAACGATGTCGAGCGCCGTAATACTATTGCTACCCTCCTTTCTGATTGGGGGTTAGTTAGTATAGTAAGCTCTTCTAGTCTACCCGTAGCACCTCTTAGACAAATTAAAGTTATTTCTCATTCAGAGAAAAATAACTGGGAGCTTTGCCCTAAATATAATATAGGGAATAACTAAAAGGAAAAAAGCATGTGCGTCGTCGCTGTTAAGTATTTTGATGGTGTCGGTTTCGTTGGTGCTAAGAATAGGGATAGAAATTATTTACCCTCTATTCAGATCGTCCAATCTAACAGGACAGGTGTTCAACGCCTTTATATAGATGATCTAAAGAGTAGGTATACCGAGGGTCTAAACGAATTTGGTTTATGCATATTATCTGCTTCTCTTTCAGTCAAGAGCGATGAAAAAGAAGGGGATAAAGTAGATGCATACCAGAGGAAGAGAAACGACCCTGGATTTATGTCTCCAGATGGTAAAACCATTAGAGATGCATTACTTTTGAAAAAACCTATGCAAGCCATTGATCTTTTAATAGATCGGGAACTTTCTGGTTGTACTATCGTTTTTAATGCAGAAGAATGCTATCTTCTTGAAGGCGGATTCACAGTAAAAAAACAAGATGCTACAGAAGAAAATCCTAGGGAATATAACCACAAAGTCCTCAGAGTAAAAGATCAAGTTGTAAGAACTAACCACGGTATACTTATACCTGAGTTAGGATATGATTCAAATTCAGAAGATCCTTATTTTAAGAAGTCACGTAAGTCATCTGAAATAAGACTAAAATATTCTAGTAATTCGGTTTCAAGGAATGATAAGCCATTAGATATGCTAGACGCTATATCGGTTTCCCCGGATAAGGATACTTTTATGAATCCTGTTAGAACTGGCGATCCATCGAAAGGAGATATGGTTACGACTGGTCAACTAATGTTGGTACCTAAAGATCGTACCCTTCATTATAGACCGCTATTTTCTGAGGTACAATTTAAGTACTCTAAGTTAAATGGTCCGGAAGCAAAAACGTTTTTTGAGATAATATCGTCTAAAAAACTTTTAGGCTTTAAAGAATTACACGGTATCAAATAGAATCGTGTATAAATAAGTAATGAGATGCGGAATGGTCCGGTCTCATTACAGTACTAACCTTGCTATAAAATAGGAGGTCATTCACATGACACTACAGCACTTTCCCACTATGGGACCCTCGTTTGTTGGATTCGAAAGGCTTATTAACCAGCTAGAAAGATCCGCCAACTATAAAGACACCTATCCACCTCATAACTTAATTCGAAAGGGTGAAAATGAGTTCTCAATTGAGTTAGCCGTAGCTGGCTTTAGCTTAAACGAGATCGATATTGAGACAACGGATGGTGTTCTAACAGTTTCTTCTATCTCGGATAAGACTGTAAGCTCTTTGGACAATCAGCCTGACTATATTCATAAGGGTATATCCACGAAGCAATTCCGTAGGAGCTTTAATCTAGCTGAGTATATAGAAGTAAAAGAAGCACGTTATCTTAACGGAATTCTGACTATAGATCTTGCTAGGGAAATTCCCGAAGAGAAAAAGCCACGTAAGATTAGCATTTCCAATTACGTGTCTGCAAAAGTAGAGGAAATACCCCAAGAACTATTGACTGAAGACTAATATTATGGTAGATCGAACCCGCTATGTTTTTCCTAATCCGGATACAGAGGTTGGTGCCCTTATTAAAAGACGCCGACTTAATGTTATGATACACTCCTGTATA